TTAAATTTCTATCCCGATCTTTTTCATAAGTATAGATGCATTCATACTTCTGCAGACGCCGTTGTTTAATTTATAGTCAAAGTACAGCTCCTCTCCTTCTACCTGCACATCAAAATGATAATTACTGATGGCATTATCGTACTGATTTTTAAGACTTGCAAGTTCAACATCATGCGTAGCAATTACGGCCACAGCATCTTCTCTTATTAGTTGTTTTATTAAAGCTTCAGAACCTGTGTGACGGTCAAGAGAGTTTGTGCCTCTTAATATCTCGTCAAGCAGAATAAATACTTTTTCATGTTTTTTTACCTGGTCAATAATGCTTTTAAGCTTTTTTAATTCTGCATAAAAAGTGGAAGTGTTTTCTGCCAGATTATCTGAAATACGCATGCTGCTGTATAAATTGACGGGGCTGAAAGTAAAAGATTTTGCACAAACAGGTGCGCCGGTTTGGGCAAGAACGAGATTTACCGCAATACTTCTTAAAAACGTGCTTTTACCCGCCATGTTAGATCCGGTAATAATGCTTATTTTCCCGGTTCCTTTTGTATAGAAAGAATTATCCACACGCTTTTTATCATCTATTAAAGGATGCCCTATTTCTTCTCCTGACAAAGTAAAATGCTCATTACTTATTACAGGAAAAATCCAGTCAGGATGATTGAAAGTAAGCGTGGCTAAAGTATTAATTACTTCGGTATTTGCAAGAATGGTAAACCATCCAGGAACGAAAAGCGCATTTTTATTCTTCCATTTATTCAGGCTGTTCGTTTGCCTTACATCCCAGAGAAAAAAAGTATTTAAAATAATAAATACTAAAATATTTAACCCGAATTCGAAACGTTTAAGAATTTCCTTAAGTTCTTTAATACTTTCAGAACCATTTCTTTCTGATATCAGCAATTTCTTATAAGAATCTAAAAGAGGCGCAGCAGCCGGAATGTTTTCAACTAACTTTAATTGCTCGTAAATTGTATTTACTTCAATTTCGATTTTAGACAAAGCTGAGTAAGTTTTGTTAACCTTAGCGCTTGTATATTTTGCGAAAAGAAAAAAAACAAAAACAAGAAGTGTAAAAACGGAAGATGACATCCAATCAAAAAGGTAGACGGCAAAACAGGTTAAAGTTATTGCGGTGAAAATATTCGGAATAGTTTTCCAAAAAGTTTCCTGTAAAACCTCCGGCATTTTTAACCATGCAATAATTTTCTCTTCAGTTGTCGCAGTTAAAGGATTGGCCATACCCGAAGATTGGAGTTGCTGTCTCCATTGTGTATACTTCGCTAATTCTTTGGCCGCCTGCTGCCGCTCAATAATAGTTTCTTTTTCGGATGGAGATAACAATAGTGATGCAAGTAACTTTTTTGATTGCTCAGAAGTACAACGATTAATATATTGATAAATGGAAGCGCGGCCGAATAAATCAATGTCTGCGGCATACGGATGTTCGGCAGGCAAAAAAGAAATGCCGTCTTCCCTGTTATAATAATTTCCGTTTAATATAGATAATTCTTCATTATTAATCGCCAGCAATCTTTCTGTATCACTTATTTTTTCATTGTTGTCAGCATCAATCGAAATGACGTAAAGAAAAGCAGCAATGCCTGCAGCAACGATTAACCATATTAAAAGAGATGATTGGAAAAATAAGCGGTAAACGAAGAATAAAATGACTATTACGATAAATAAACGAATCCAGCCTAAATAAGTTCTTTTTGTTTTTATTCTTTTTAATGTTTCGCTATATTTTGAAATCTGATTTTGGTAAACTTCGCCAGGTGTTTTAGGTTTCTGCATTATTGATTTAAATGGAAGTGTAGTATTAATAGTTATGTGAAAAAGATAGATCAGTTACTATATTACTCTGCAATATCTGTCTTTTATATTTTCCATAATTGCTCACTTTGCCATTTTGGTTTCATTCCTAAAGCATTAGGATATTTAGAAAATAACCTGCTTAACTGATCTGTGAAATGATTGCCGGGATTAACTGCATTTAAAAGATACTTCATGCAGCATAAATGAATATACAGCATGTGATGTTCATTTTCCTTAGGAATGTCAGTAATCCAGACCGTTTTAAAATTGAATTAATTTTTTCACCTTTAACCGCAGATAATATTTATAATAAAAATGTTAAGATAAACATTAGATTAATATTCTTGTGTAGATTTGCAAAACAAATGGGGCTGTACCTGGTTTTGACAGCGTAGGTTGTTGTGGGTATAAGCATGCAGTGCGTTGGGTTATTAGCACTTTAATCTGAAGACTCAAAAAACAAAAGGCGAAAATACTTACGCCATGGCTGCCTAATTCAGAGAGTTAGCATCCATTATGGCCCGGAATGCAGGTTGACCTGTTGCCACGCTTCCCAGCCCAATCAAACAAACAAAACGGGTTGCCACTGCAGAAGGCTGTGACTGCAGTGTAAGACCATCCAGCTAAGGAAGCAATTGGTTTATCCGGTTCCTGCTGCTTTTCGACAAATAATAACGGAATAAGCATGTAGAAGGCTTATGGCAGATATGTTTGGACAGCGGTTCGACTCCGCTCAGCTCCACAATTGAAAGGATAAGTATATTGAAAATCAATTACTTATCCTTTAATTTTTAAAAGAGGTAGCAAAAAAGGTAGCAAAATTTTAGTTTTCCAATATAAAAACAGAGACAAATATGAACATGGTTCTCAATTAAATGAAAGGGTTCATATTAAATAGGTGCAGACCGATCACAAAGGCGTTATTGTCGGTTTTTTTAATATGGATCTTGTTTTGGCAGTCAATGAAAGTGAACCCGTTTAAACACTCGCAATTAACCATTCATCATTCTATTGTTAAAAAACATCATAAAGCATTGTCTGTCAATGACAAAAAAAAGTTGTATATAGGCAAGCCGGGTTTCGATCATAATGACGTATGAAGAAGATGAACAGTAATATTAATTGCGTTAATTTTACAAAGCCTGGCTGGAATAAACCGGGCTTACCAATTTCGAATAGAAACATGAAAGAACGTTTCAAGGCAAATATAATCTTTTTGTTAAATTTGATAGAGCATGAAAAATGCCCCTGTTGAAAAGCAGGGGCAGCTCCATAATTTCAACATAAGCCGATTAATGAACTAATTGCCGATCGCTGTTTTTTATCAAATCATCTATTGCAGTCTTAACAAGGTCGTTAAGAGTTATATTTTTTATAGCTGCAACAATAGATGCTTTACGGTGAAGTTCAGAAGGAATACGAATATTAAAGGTGCCTTTATACATTCTCTCAGGCTCTTTATTTAACTTTTTACACGTATCCAAATAATCTTCTACAGCTTCTTGAAATGCGGACTTAAGCTCTAAAACTGAATTGCCCTCAAAGCTTACTAAGTCATTAATTCCTATTATTTTCCCGTAAAATATTTCATCTTCTGCACTAAAGTGTATATTTGCGAAGTACCCCTTATATTCTAAGATGTCATTCATCATCCTTAATTTTTCCTTTTTCTTTCAAGTCTTCTATGACTTGTCTAATTGCGTATTGTTTTACAACGTTAGAAGGATGAGGTTTATGCAGCGTTAAAACATTTTTGTTAACATCAGCAAATCGTCTCCTTGATCCTCCTGTTTTTCCGGTTCCTAACTCCGTATATCCATAAGAAGATAAAACTTTAACTAACTCTTCCCAGGTAAAATCTTTAGGAACTAATAAAAATCTTTCAATTAACTTGTCCTTCTTGCTCATTTAAAATGATTGTTGCTTGTTTTTCTATTGCGATCTTCATTTAAAAAGTTTTAAAGTTTAATAGTTCTAATTAAATCTTTCAGTATTAAAGTTATTTGCAACTAACTCTCAGTTACAAATGTATGACGTTTTTCTAAACTCTCAAAAGATTTTCTTTTTTGCTCTTAGGGTTTTTGATGTCCGAATACGCTTCATCTCCCCTTTATCCCTTTAAGGTGCTTTAAGGTGCCAGCTATGTTTTGACCGGGTCAAAACTCCTTTATCCTCATGCCTACATTTGGAACTACACCTTCGCTTTATCCTATTTCTTATAGTATTCTATTACACCTTGTAAATGCCTGTAACTTATTCTGTAACTCCTTCAAATATATGAGATTGTAGTAACCACTTCTTTAATGTTATACATTAAGGTTAAATAACTTTTATACTAAGGTTATTTTTATTGATACAAGTAATTTCTATGGGTTTAAATATAACCGGGGGCGATCTTGAATTTATTGCAACGATTGAAAATTCTGACTTCGGTGCTTCTATTCGTAAAATGGAGGCCGATTTGCGTTCGCTTACACAAACAGCTAATACGCAATCAAAGGCTATAGAAGATGTTGCCCAAAAAGCAGCTTTAGCAATAAGCAGCTACCTTTCTATATCCACAGCCACGAGTTTTGTAAAAGACATAGTAACCGTAAGAGGCGAATTTCAGCAGCTTGAGGTTTCTTTCAGAACTATGCTGCAGTCAAAAGAAAAAGCTGACCAACTGATGGCAGAAGTGGTTCAATTGGCAGCCACAACCCCTTTTACACTTCAGGAAGTAGGTACAGGCGCAAAACAGTTATTGGCTTATGGCTTCGCAGCAGATAAGGTAGTAGGAACGCTTAAAATGCTCGGTAACGTAGCGGCGGGAGTAAGTGCGCCCATTGGTGACATAGTTTACCTGTATGGCACACTACAGACGCAAGGAAGAGCATACACCCGCGACATCATGCAGTTCACTTCACGGGGTATTCCTATTATCGGTGAACTGGCAAAACAATTTGGTGTAACAAAGGAGCAGGTACAAGGATTGGTAGAAGCCGGCAAGGTGGGTTTTCCTGAAATAGAAAAAGCATTTCAGTCTATTACAGGGAGAGGTGGGATATTTTTTAACCTGATGGAGGAACAGAGCAAAACGCTGACAGGGGAAATCAGCAACCTGAAAGATGCATTTTCTCAGATGCTCAACAGCATAGGCAAGGATCAGCAGGGGGTTCTCAGCAATGTTATTTTAGGTGCCACATCACTTGTGAAAAATTATCAGAGTGTTGTTGATGCTCTTAAGGTCCTGATTATTACATATGGTACATACAGGACTGCATTAATAGTGAATACGCTTGCAACGTCTGGCATGACAGCCGCAGAGTTGCTGCATTACGGGGCTCTGATAGTAGCGGAAAGGGCGCAGAAGCTTCTTAATCTTACCATGCTTACCAACCCATATGTAGCGGCAGCCACGGCTCTTGCAGCAGTGGTTTCAGCATTGGTTATTTTTGGAAGGGAGGCGAGTAACGTAAAATCAAAAGCCGATTTGCTGGCAGATGCACAAAATAAAGTAGCAAATGGATTGGCTGAAACAGAGGCTAAATTTGCCCCATATCTTGAGGAACTTAAGAAGACAAATTTAAGTGAAAATGAAAGATTAGACATATACAACAAAATAAAGGTAATTGATCCGGTATTGGTGCAGGGGTTAACAGCTAAAACATTGTCTTATCAAACACTTACTGCCAATGTAAATAAATATCTGGACGCTCTCCGCAACCAAATATCCATTGAAACAAATAAAGAAGCAGTTATAGGTAGCATAAAAAGCGAACATGCTATTCAGTCAGAGATTGATAAAAGGATTAAAAAGATAGATGAATTAACTTTTGCACAAAAGAAAGCGGGGGAACAATCATACATACCGGGAGTAAGTACCGGTGGTGTAGGTATTTCTCTAAAGATACAAGAGGCAAAGGCAGAAGCAGACAATTATAGGAAGCAGTTAGAGGAACAGAAAAAGATTACTCAGGAACTTGGAAAAACTCAGGTAGCTTCAGAAACTGTAAAACAGAGTGCCGTAAAAAGAACCGTTGCTGTTATTGACGATGAAATAAAGGCCGAAAAAGAACTGCAGGCGCAAAAGTCAACCAATAGCAAAGAATATCAGGATTACCAAAAAAAGATAAATGCACTTGAGGAAGAAAGAAAGACCATTGCAGGCGCAACCAAAGCAGAGTTAAAAGCACAACATACAGAAGAAAACAAACTAAATTCAATACTTGAAAAAAGAAAAAGCTTATTAAATGACCTGAGCGCACTACATCAGGGTGCCGTACAAAGCGGATTAACAAAAGAAGCAAGTGAAGTAGATAAGATAAATGAAAAGTACGATCAAGCATTAAAAAAAATACTTGCATTCAACGAAGAAAACAAAAATAAAGGCGTAAAGCAAATAAGTACCACAGAAATAAATCAAGTTGGTTCAGACCGATTAACCGAAATAAATAATGCTAATCTTCGACATAATGCGGAGCAATATAAAAAAGAGCTTAACCAACAAAAGGATATTTTTTCACAGTACGAAGACGCAAAAAAACAAATAGGTGTTGACCGGGCAAATGAAATGTTTGCAGGTCAGTTAAAGGGCTTTTCGTCATATATCAGCTATCTTAGGGCAGAACATGATAAATTGGTTGCAGATGTTCAAAGCGGCGGACACAACATTGGTATTGATGCTAAGTTGAAAGCAAATTCAGAACAAATAGTCGAAGCTGAAAAAAACGCTACGAAAGTTGCTTATGAAGATTTTGCAAAACTATTGACAGCAACACAAACCTATTCGGATAAAAAACTGCAGATTGAAAAACAATATCAAAAAGATGTTGCCTTAGCTCAAAAAAAAATTACAGGTACAGATTTGCAGGAAAGGTTGCGTCTGCTAAAGGAAGGCCGCGCTGCTGAATTGACGGACTTAGACAATAATTTGGCTCGCCAGTCAAACTTATACGAAAACCTAAACCGTGATGTAATCCGATATACAAAAGAGCAGCTTACAAAAAGGCTTGACTTACTAAAACAGTATTTGAAAGACGGATATATAATTGAAAAGGACGGATCCAAAACTATTATTACGCCTAAAATGCAGGCAGACTTACAATCTGGCATTAAGCAGGCACAAGAATTTTTAAGCAGCACTAATGAAGTTTTCGGCTTATCGGTTGAACATTTAAAAGGCATTAATAAATATGCTCAATTAGCAGGCACTTCTTTTAGTGATATAGCCGACAGCGTAAGGCCGATTAGTGCTGTCTTGGCAGATGTGTTAGTACAATTATCACAGGTAGCCAATTTAACGGCAAGTGCAGCAACGGCAGCAGAAGGTTTTGCAACAGGAGATTATACAGCGGCAATATCCGGATCTGTAGGGGTACTATCTGGATTATTGAAGATTTTTGCACAATCCAAAACTACAGCAGAACAAGCCAAAAAAGATATTGCTCATTTTAATGAAGCCATTGCAGCCGGTGAGCTTGACATTAACATTGCCTACCGCGAAAGGTTAAGAATACAAAAAGACATTAACGAGCTGAAGCTTGACGGCATAAAAAAAGAACAGGAATTACTTGCTACAGAAAAACTGCAAAGCCAAAATGATTTCGATAAGATACTTGCGCAAATACGGGGAGAAAATTTTGTGTCAGGTGAACATAGTAAAAAGAAAAACTCATTGATAGGCGGCTTGGTTGGTTATTTTACAGGGTTTGGTTCAACAACAAGTGTGGAGAAAGAATACAGCAGCCTGGCAGGCAAGAGCTATGATGACTTAAATAAGTTGTTTCTGTCAGGACAGTTGGAGGGCAAGGCCAGGGATTTATTTACGCAGCTTCAAAAACTAAAACAGGAAGGCGCAGACATAGATGCAGCGATAGAGCAGGCCAAAGCAGACGCGCAACAAATTTATACGGGAACAACGGCAAGCGCTATAACAGACAGTATTGCACAGGGCTTTGCAAATGGTTTTACAAGCGTACAGCAATTTGCAGGAAAAACAGAAGACATAGTAAGGCAGGCAATGCTTAACGCTCTCAAATACCAGGCATTGGAAGCTCCTATTAAAAAGATTTATGAGCAATTCGCAATAGATGCGCAAAGCGGCGGCGGACTTGATAGTACTGAGGTTGCTAATTTTACCCAAAGCATAAACAAAACAATATCCGACGCTGCTTTGTTTGCAGAACAAATACAAAAAGCAACAGGTGTGAGCCTCAATAATGCAACACAAAGCAACGAAAATAGTTTCTCCAGTGCTATCAAAGGCATTACAGCGCAACAGGCAGATTTGCTTGCCGGGAATATCGGTGGCCTTAGACTTACGGCGCTTGATCAATTACACGTAGCCCAAAGCTCACTAAAAAATCTACAGAATATTTATAACAATACGGCGGCGGCAGTTAGGGTAATGTCAGATTATTACCGTAAATGGGATACAATAGGGGGTCTTAAAGTAACAGTATCATAAAGAAAATTTATTATGGATGTCTATAAAAAGATAGCAATAGCAAACGCAATAGCAACAGGTGATAATACATCATTAAAAAAATTGGTGGCTGAAATAGGTGGCACGCAACAGGCATACGATTATTTATTTAAAATCTTAAGCCAAACTACCAAAGGTGAACCTGATAAAATAGAAGCCTTAACCACTTTGTTAATGGGTATTAAGGGAGCTTTAGCCCGGATAAGGCAAGAAAACGGACAAGAAATTTTATCTCAAATCTTGTGAAATAATAATCAGGCTAATACAAACAAAAAAGATTTCTCACACTTGCTCTATAGTTAATCTTATTTTATAACACATTGCTTAGTGTTATTCTACTCATTTTACCACCCTTACCGGAGTGTCTACATTTGGTACCTTAACGAACCAGATTAAAAACATGCGGGCTGCAATAGCTGACAAAGCACACATTAAGCAAGTTTACCGGGCCTTAGAAATGTTCAAACCTGAAGTTTTGGAAGAGATTAAGCCAAAGCTTCTTAAACCTGAACCCGTATTTTATGATACTGTTTTATTACCTCAACTTCTGAAAAAGTTTTGTGAGTTAAAAAATGTGCCTGAAAAATTGTTGATAGGTGTAAGAAACGGCAGAGAAAGCGTACAGCTCAAGCGGCTCTTTATTGGGGTGATCATTAAATTATATGATCCACAATTATTGACACGTATTCATTCCGAAGTTATGAAACATAAGCTTCGCGCAGAGATGGCAAAACTAATGACAACTGATCGCTCCTGGATTAGCCAGGTTGCAAACGACATAATAACACAGCTAAATCCTCATAATTCAAAGCTGGCATTTGAAGATTATAGAAGCGAAGTAAACAGATTATCTAAGGTTCTGGAAATTGAGTTTTCAAAATAGTTTTTTAAAAAAATATGAGCTTAATAACAAACGACACTTTCCCCGTACACGAAATTGAAAGATTTCTTATTGGGAAAACATTCTTAAGGCAGTCAAAATCGACAAAAGATAAAATAACCGGAACTATAGCAAAGGTTAATCAGTCTTTTAAAATGGTTTTCATAGCGGAGTTTCAAAAAGCATTTTTTAAGCCTGTAATACAGGTTCAAAGCAGCAATGGTGTTTGGTACGATATAGACGAGGTTTGGATTGAAAGTATCATGCCTTACAAAAACTATGGAGGCGCTATAGTAACAATGGACGCTGTTAAAAATCCTTTTCCTAATCATTTGAAGCTGCCAGGCAAGTCCGAAATAATAATTTAAGCAAATGAACTGGAAAGATGAACTTAAGGAAATAAAGTACAGTCTGATGAAAGAAAAGACACCTTCAGCATTTATTGCATCCGGTGGCCGTACAATAAAATTAAAGCCTTTTACAGATGCTACAGCTAACGGTCTTACTAAATGCATCATTGATTGGATTAATGGCAGCGGAGGCACAGCAAACAGGATTAACACACAAGGCCAGGTGCGAAAGGAGAGAGTCGAATTTGCAGGGAACCAACACAAAGACTTTATAAGATTTACGCCATCAACAACCCGTAAAGGAACTGCAGATATACACGGAGTAATGAACGGCAGGCATCTAAGCATAGAAGTTAAAATTGGTGCAGATAAACAAAGCAAAGAACAATTAAGAGAGCAGCAACGGATAACTGCGGCCGGTGGGTTGTATTTCGTTGCAAGGAATATGCAAAGTTTTGTAACCTGGTTCAGAAATGAATTTGAAACAGTTCTGCAATGAAAATAGCTGCAAAATTTACCCCGGCCCAGGTATCTAAAATCCTTATAGAAAAAGTAGCCAGGATAGAAACCGCGATACTTGAGGACCTGAAATTTATAGGTGAAACTTTTGTAAGAGATGCCAGAAATGGTGATACCTATAAAGACCAAACCGGTAATTTGCGAAGCTCTATAGGATATTACATTCTTAAAGACGGTAAAAAAATTTATTCGTTCTTTCCGGGTGATAAATCCACAGGTAAGGCAAAAGGCATAGAAGCGGCAGAAAAGATAGCAGCAAAACATCCACAAGGTTATGCATTAATTGTGGTAGCAGGCATGTTTTACGCAGCAGCAGTTGAAAGCAAAGGTTATAACGTTTTAACTGTACAATCCTTTAAGGCTATAGATGACATTAATAACATGGTAGCGCGATTAAAGAGTAAAATAAAATAAATGGCAAACAATACAAGCATTACAGCACTACTGGAAACAATACCCGAGGAAATGCAAAAAGAAGTTTATGAAGAATTAAAAGGGAAATATGAGCAAAAACCTCCGAAAGCTCACAATAGTATTATTGCTTTTGCAAAGAAAAAGAATGAAGAAGCTTTAGCAAAAAGGAAAACTGCAGAGGTAACCTCAAACCCGATTATTTCAAACCACAGATAAAAATATCTTAGATGAAAGATTACAAGGGAAAAGTATTATTGTTTCAGGAAAGTAGCTTTAATGCAACCCTCCGCTCTTTTGAGCCTGTTTTAAACTCAGTTAATGCAGTAAGCAAGGCTTATGAAGATTTAGACACAACATTCAAATTTACTCAGGAGGTTTTTGAAGACATTGTAATAAATGGCACCACAAACATATCCCAAGAGTATGCTGCAAGAATTGAAGATCAAATAAAGAATTCCAAATTCACTTCTAAGGCCATTGTAAACAACATGCGAGATAATATTTCATCAGACTTTGTTGAAATATCTGCAACGATAAGAACCCTGAAAGCCGAAGAGCAGGCAGTGTTGAGCCGGCAAAAAGCTTATCCCGTAGAACTTGGCTATATTAAAATTGAAAGCGGCAGGGCTGTATTAAATGATGAAAGCAAAGAAGCAATCAGGGAAATATTTACAAGAAAAATTATAACAGATGACCAAAATCATCTTTATAACCTGATGTTGACAATGAAGCAGGCTTACGAAGACTTGTCTTCGTTTCTACAGGAAAACGGTATTAATTTAAATACATGGGGGGATATAATATCGGATACCCATAATGGTTTGTGCTATGAAAATAACGGAGAGCTTGTAATTGATCCTGATTTTTTAACAATAAAACTCAAAACTAATGGCAGCACCTTTAAATAATAATTTCTGGACATTGAGAAGTAAGCACGGGCGGGACAAGGTATTTTCTAATCCCGTTGTTTTACTGGATGCAGTTTCAGAATTTTTTGAATATGTAGATGCAAATCCTTGGTTTAAAAACGAAGCGATAAAAGGAGGCGATAAGGCAGGTGAAATTGTAAAACTGCCAACACAGCAGCCATATACTTTAAAAGGTCTTTGTCACTTTCTGGATATTCAGTTTCCCACCTGGCAACTATATAAAGAACGGGATGATTTTAAAGAAGTCATTAGCAGGATCGAAGATTTTATCTACAATCAGAAATTCATCGGTGCTACTGTAGGTGCTTTCAATGCCAATATCATTGCCCGTGATCTTGGATTGGTTGATAAGAAAGATGTTACCAGCGATAATGAAAGTTTAGGCAAAGGTTTTTTTGACCTGCTAAAAAAACAGCAGGTAGTTAAGGAAGAAAACCAAGTTTTATGACAAAGGCAGAAAAACAGCAGGCAGCAGCAGACCGGATAAAATTATATGTAAAAGACTGGAATTTATTTGCACAGGAAATGTTAGGCGTTTATCTTGATCCTGAACAGGCAGCAGTATTGACTTCTGTACAAAACAACAAAAGAACTTCTGTAAGGTCAGGAACAAGCCGCGGAAAAGACTTTGTAGCTGCTGTAGCTGCAACGTGTTTCTTTTACTTAACTCCAAAATGGAATGAACGGGGTGAAATGGTGGAAAACACTAAAGTTGCCATGACTGCGCCTACGGAAAGGCAAGTGGGCGACATTATGTTTGCTGAAATAGGCAGGCTGTTTAACAGAGCCAAGAGCCGGGATATGGGTTTGCCAGGAAGATTATCAGGATTTGGAATCCGTACCGAAAACAAAGAATGGTTTCTAACAGGATTTAAAGCAGACGACCACAATACGGAAGCGTGGACAGGCTTTCATGCTGCTAATACCATGTTTGTGGTTACCGAAGCATCTGGTATGCCTGATTTGGTATTTAACGCTATCGAAGGTAATCTTCATGGCAACAGCAGAATTTTAATTGTATTTAATGACAATACAGGTACCGGCTTTGCTTCTAATACTCAAAAGTCCGATAGTTGGTCAAAGTTCAGATTAGACAGCCTTAATGCGCCTAATGTGGTGCATAAAAAGGATATCATACCCGGCCAGGTAAGTTGGGTAACGATCAACGAACAGGTTAAAATGTGGTGCAGTCCTATTAATGAAAGCGACTACATAGAAAGTGAAGGTGATTTCTTTTGGACGAATGAACATAATGAAAAAGCATGTTACCGGCCAAGTGATTTATTTAGAACAAAAGTTCGCGGTCTGGCTCCTAAAGTTTCTGCGGATGTACTTATTCCTTATGATTGGATTGAAGCGGCAAATAAGCGCTGGAAAGAATTACAGAAAGAAGATTTTAATAACAGGATATTTCCCGGGCAATTGCGATTAGGAGTTGACGTTGCTGGCATGGGCAGAGACAGTTCAACTTTCTGCCATAGATACGGCAATTACGTTGATAAGTTTGAAAGTCATCAAAGTGGTGGTAAAGCTGATCACATGGCTATTGCCGGTAAAACAAAATCTATTTTAACCAATGCAACAAATGCGAATAAAGGGGCTTATGCAAAAGCATTTATAGATACTATTGGTGAAGGTGCCGGGGTTTACTCACGGTTAATTGAACAAGGTTTAAAAAATGCTATTTCCTGTAAGTATTCAGAAGCTGCAATATACCGGGATAAACCTCTTAAAGAAGCTACAGGGGAATACGAATTCGCCAATATGAAAGCTTTTCTTTATTGGTCGGTACGTGACTGGTTAAACCCTGCATATAAACACAATCCTGCCTTACCGCCTGATCAGGAATTGGCGGAGGAACTGTCTGAAACAAGATGGGAGTTTACGAGTAACGGCAAGATTAAAATAGAATCGAAAGAGGATCTAAAAAAACGCCTGAAACGTTCACCTGATAAGGGAGATGCTTTAGCTAACACCTTTTACCCGCCAAGTGACGAACAAATAAAAAAGCAAATGCAGCAAAGTGAAAATCTGCATCTATACGCGACAGCTTTTAGGTAAAAATATATTCTTTGGTTTCTTCTGCTTGTACCTCTGTTTCTACAGGGGTTTTTTATTTTCTGTTGCTATTTTCGTAAAAAAATTTATGACTAAACAAGTAGTAGAAGTACCGTCACGCATCTTCAAAAAGATAGAAAGGGTTTTGGATAAGCTCGATCAGCAGGACGAATTGATAAATGAAATGGAAGCGCGTAAGCTGCTGGGTAGAAAAGGTAGGGTTATGACAGCCGGTTCAATATACAATCTCAGACGTGCAGGCACAATTCCACCAAGCTTCTATACGATGACCGGCGTAAACGGGAGTGTATTCTACTACAAAAATAAGCTAATGGGTATATGCTCCGAAAGCGAAAAGCTGCAAATAATAGAAAGTAAAATATCCTTAAAAAAGTAAAAGAATAAGAAAAGCCTTTCCATTCTTTAGAGAGGCTTTTCTTATTGTAAATAGGTACATAAACTAAAATTATTTTAGGTTATAAACTCATCTACACAATGATTCTATTTGTCTAATAGCAGCCAAATACTGTTGCTCTTTAGACTCGGGAGTTTGTTTCCACAACATTTCTTCTCTTTCACGCTCTTGAAGAACCTTAGTAACGGCAGGCTTAAGTTTCTTTTTCAATTCTGCTTTGATTAACTTTTGTAAATCACTTTTTGAGATAGTGATATTTTTTGCAGCCATGGATTAAGCATTTAAATGAGTTTTATAATATTCCTTCATTTCCTCGAGTCTCTTGGCATCAATGACTGGGCTATACCAGCAGGTTTTATCGCCTTTGTTATCAAGCACGTTTTGGAAATCGTAATATTTAATATATCTATCAATATCCTCTTCTTTAAGAATGTGTGAATATTGATTTATAACAACATAATCTAAGTATGCAAGCGTGTTACCCTCGCTTATTTGCTCAAAAAAACTGATTAATTTTCCTAAACATGGCGCCGCTGTTTCCCGCTCTGAGAAATGAAGCTTTTCCAGCACCCCTGGCTTTGCTAATAAAATCAGCAATTCTTTTAATAAGCTTTTGAAATTATACATTTTGTAATGCCAATCTGTATTTGCTATATCTTCATCATTACTTAGTAATTCTGTAAATCCATCTCCAATTTGGGAAGTCATTTCATAATCGATATTCATATTATCTCTTGTATCGTTTGAGGCACCTTCTTTTATTTCACAGACTGTTTAATCAATCTTTTGGCTTTCTCAGCTTTTAAAGTATTATTCATAATTATTTTTTAATTTTTTTCTTAAAAATTGGTGGCTTAACTCTTTTTTAATTAGTAGTAACTGCTTATATTTTCGATATCTTTTATTGTAGAGCAGCTGGGAAAATACTTAAGACCTAAATAAGTGAAATAGTCCATGATTGCGCTTTTCTCTTCAAGGCGGCCAAAGAACTCGATCATTCTTTTTAAAATAGCGCCGACATTATTTTTAAAATAGTTTTCGGTAATACGGCAGGAAATTTCAGGATCAGATAAAAGGCAAAATTCTTCAAATGAAATATGGATGTCATCGTTGTTAAGTGCCATAGAAAGTTCTGTTAAGTCTCTAAGTTGCGGTTTCGGATTACCGGAAAGAACACGTTGTAAAATTTCTGCTGCAAGTTCGTCTGCAGCTTTAATCAAGGAGATTTGATTGTGGTTATAGCACTCTGAATTATTTTTGGCAATAGCCTTGCAGGTACCACTTTTTGTGGTTAAATTTGATTCCATACAGAATAATTTTTTGAGGTTTTTGTATTTAAAGGGTGGCAGGCTGAAAACTGCTGCCCTTCTTATTTTAGAAATGATTTGGATGTTTGTTATTTTTTTCGGTCTATAGGCATCTATTTAAAGGTTAATAATGATGCGGAAACGTTTTGTATCACAAATGTAATAATGATTTTGATATTTGGAAACTTTTTGTATCATTTTTTTTTATCTTTGCTCCAATGACCTTAACTGAAGCGTTTATTCATTTCACAAAATCAGATGCATTTAAAGAAATAGCTAAACAAAGAAATAGTTTCGGAGGTAAGTATAGGGCTTACCTATCAAGATTTAATGCAGGTAAGCTGAAACATGGTGCCATAACCGAAATTTTGGAAGCTAATGGCTATGAAATAAGATCTGATAAGGTTGAAAAAAAAATAGTATAGTCACACGCAAAACTATATCGAGAAAGCCCGGTATCACAAAGACGCATCAATTTAAAAATGTAAAAGCTGTGCAACAGGTTGTAGTAATGCAACTCCCTTTAAAAGACTGGAAAAAGATTGAAAAAGCACTGCTTTTCAAAAAGCATCCATAAAAATTTTAAAATAACCTAAAAGTGCAAAATGGAATACACGCTAATACCAACAGAGCTTTTAAGGCGCCTCGAGCGATAGCAGGTAGAATATGTTTAGTGAGTTAGACCGAATTGCTCTCTTGTTTCATCATCAATAGTGTCGGCATTTGCCAGCAAGTGCAAAATTCTTTCAAGAAGGTGAGCCGGTAAAGTTCCCCTTTTTCTACCTGGATCTTTCTGTAATATATTGTTTATTTCGTTTTTTGATCGTGTTCTTAAATCAGAGCAATCAGCAAAAGAGCCATGATCTAAAAAGGGGCAATCATTTGGAGAAAGAGCAAGTTGTAGCCCTTGCATGTCAGCATCAAAACCCATTATTCTTGGGTGAGTATTTACAAATATTAAAGCTAAATTTTGACTGTCAGAACCTACAATAATGAGATCTTTAATTTTGGGTGGGTTTGTGTCGCTTGCAAATATCCTTATTACCGTTCCTGTTTTCAAATGTTATGTTGTAAAAGTTATTGCCAATAATTAAAGTTAGCTTTATCAGCAACATATTTAACCATTACATCACCGGCGCCCTCTTTCACCAAATCAATGTAAGACATTCCACAGTTGCACCCTTTGGTTTGTCTTGCAACTTCCCAAGCTGTTCCGTGTGACTTTTCTTTTAATTGACCAAAATTCAACCTAAAGTTTTCCGCAATTGACTCATCTAAGCATTTGATTTCGCTTTTAGACAACACTCTTAAGTTTGGTTCTTTTTTCGCGGTAACTACGCTTTCGTCGTTGTTGTCAAAATACTGACCGTCACAAGTTCTTAACTTAACCTCATCATAAGAAAATGACGGAACGGGACCGTTATCCATTGCAATCATGTCATCTCCCGTAATAGGTCTGCCAAACTTAATCAAGTGCTTAACCTCAGCAAAATAAAGTATTTTCAACAAGGAATACATATCCCAACTTCCCCCAAGTTTTTGGCAGATGTATAATAAAGAGTTAATGGATTTATCCTTATTTAAAATAAATTCAGACAATTTAAAATTTTTAAAGGTTATGTGGTTTCTGGGATAAAGGATATAGCGTTATGGTAAACGCTTTGGAAATGTAGAAATTGTGATAATGCAAAGTTATTTAGTTTGTCCAATCTTCAAGCATATTTCCATACATTCGTGCGTTTTTTTCCAACTTTTTAAATTATCTAAAGTATTTCCCCTTTTATTAGATAATTTTTAATTACAATACCAAATACTTGAAATTATTTAAATCATTTGAACAAGAGGTTTCAATAAATAATATGCCATGCTAACTACTGTAATTTTCAACCTATCAATTCTTTGCCACTTTTTAGCCTCATAGCTGGTTTCTGTTTTTGATTGAACCTATTTTGTAACAAAACTGATTTTTATTTTAACCTTGAAGTTAACTGCTATGGTTATTAGCATGAATTGCTAAATGTATTGACGGAATACTAAAATTATTGGAGGCGAAGAAGTTATGTTTGTACAAAAGTGGGGTTATTTCCTCCCCGTACTAAGATTTTAATTACTTCTTACGCGAGCGCAAAAAACAAAGCAACCACCGGGAGCCATTTACCAGTTTTTGTGCGACAAAAACACCGCTTGCCCTAATAATAAAAAAATGTATAGCTTTAAGGACAATTTAATAAAATGGAAAATAAACTTGTATCCCTGACCTCTGCCGATAAAATAGATCATGAAGGCGCAACAGGAGCTGAAATTATTGTAAACCCGGAGTATATAACACATTTTCATAAAGCTGAAAAAAGAGAAGGGAATTTAACGCATATTCATTTTGTAAGCGGTAAGACTATTTTGGTATCTAATACCGTTGATGAAATAATGCAGCTAATCCAGCCAAGTTCTAAAGTTACTTCACCTGAAGATTTGCACAAAGTCGCTTCATCTTTTAAGTGATTGAGAAAGGTTGTTTTACCTTCAAAATCAACAGAGTTGCTACCTAAATTGCTACCTGAAGGGAAATTTATATTCAAAATATAGAGAAAGGTTGACTTGAATGTTCTTGACGGATGTAAATTTATTATTTTCAACAAATATCCCACATTACAGGATAACCTGTTAACCCTTCAATTAATTCATCAGTTAAAGCCCATCCTTTACCGTTTTCTCTTTTCACCAGCATGTCTGCAAGATCATAATCGCTTGGCCTTTCTTCTTTCTTTATATTATCTTCCAGTACACGGCTTACTTTAATTGAACATGGCATCCTTTCGGCTATGCTTTCTGCCCTTTCCGTCCATTCCTCGTAACACGTCTTTTTAGACTGTTTATTAAAATATCCGAAGTCGGGGAATAAGATTATGTTTCTGTCTTTAAGTGCGCTAAAAACGCTGTATTCCCGCCATTTACAACCACTTGCTCCACCTGTTGCTAACCATATCATTTCAGGCATAAAAACAGATGCTATCACTGCAGTTTTTTCGCTCTCCACAAGGCAAACTCTACTTTCGGGAAACTGAGATAACAAATGCTCCCCAAAGAAGCAGAGCTTAAGTTTAAAGTCTTTATTATGTTGCTTGTGTACCATTTTAGGATCAATATCTTTATTTCTTTTGCCGGTGATGGGATCATAACAAATTATTTTGCCCGTTCTTATATTATAATCCTTATCAACATTCCAAAAAATACAGGCTTTACCGTTATCCATTTTTGAGCGACCAATACAATATCTTTCAAGTGCTTTAACTGCTATATTTTCTCCAAATAAACTAATAAGGTATCGGGAAAAGTTGCTCTGTTCAAATTTATTCATAGATGCAAGTAGTTTATCACCTGGCATAAAATCAACTTTTTCCGGTTCAATAATTTCAAGTTTTATTTCAGTGGCAGGAGTATATTTAATTCCATTTTCTTGGAGGTACTGTTTTGCAGTATAATAATAACCGCAATTGCTTTCCCTGTCACAACGTCCTACATGGTTTGACAGGTATTCTCCCGTTTCATTATCTTTAATTCTTACCAATGTTTTATGTCTACATTCAGTACAAATAAATTTCTTACTGGATTTGTCTAATTCGTACCTATGTTTTATTTCAGTCATTATGGTAAATTATTTACTGGTCGGGTAACTCGTCTGGTAACTAACTTACCCCGATAGCTACTACTCAACTGGTCGGGTATAAACCCTTAAGGGTACCCGTACCAGTTGAGTTAATCAGACAGTGCCATGTAGTAAAACTTTTTTGGTGATCTATCTTTTCCCTCTGAAAGAATTAATTCCTGTTCCATCAAATGACTTAAAAATTTTCCTACCCTTTCTTTTCCGAATTCATATCCATCATCACAGTGTTTCATAAAGTGATTTGCAATAGCAGGTTCCAGTTCTCCAAGTTTCATTTGCTTTGTTTTTTTAAAAATTTTCCGTAATATTTCTATATGAGTTTCATTATCGATATCACCAGGTTGTGTGCGTACCTTTTTTTTGCTTGATGGTTCAATATTTTCTGTTAATTGATCAAATGAAACTCTTTGGCCTGTATTTGAAAATAAAAATGACACAGTATCCAGCTCCAATACAAAACTTGATTCTTTGTATTCTTTACCCAAGTAGTTGCCTTTAACAATGCATAAATGTTTAATATTTTCGTCTGTCGAGTCGTTGCGCAATTCAATTACTAATCTCATTTTAGACTCAAAACCTTGGCCGGATAAAATATTATTTTTTGAAGGCAATAATTTTTCTGTTCGTTTGCCTGTATGATGTAAAAAAGCTATTGAGCAATCGTATTTAGTTGCTATTGATTTATAATGAATTAAGGTTTGCCTAATAAGAGCGCTATCGTTAAGGTTTTGTCCAAAAACATCACTCCAGGCATCTATCACTATCAAATCAACTGGCTCCGCGGTTAATTCTCTATTTAAATATTCAATTATATTATCAGTCTCAAAATGGAAGCGAATGTTTTCGAGACAATCAGTAGAAGAAGATTGTTTTCTTATAAATTTAGCAGTTGCGATATTATCATCTTCGGTTGATATAAATATCACCTTGTTATAACGAGCATTTATATTAAAATTTAAAAATTTACTACCCTTAGCAATACTTAATGCCAACTGCCGCAAAATCATTGATTTTCCGGTGTCAGAACTACCTACAATTGACCAGATACCAGTTACTGGAATGATATCGCCAACTAAACACGGGATCTCTGAAATATTTAGATTGTATAATTCCAAGGCTGTGAATGTTTCCTTTACTGGACTTTCATTGCTTCCATTCACATCACTATTTATATGAGATAAAATAGTTGTTATAGGAATTTGTTTTGCTTCCAATTTCTTAGCTTTGTACGATTATAGGATTTGTTGTAATTTCTTTAGGTCAGTAAGAGTAGAGCCTTATCTGGCCTTTTTATTTTCAAGGGCTTTTACAACTTCCACCCAATCGTAACGGATGGCAGAACCAATTTTCAAAAATGGTATTTTTCCTTTCTTCCGCCATGTGATTATTGTTGGTTTGGTTATGTCCAGCCGTTCACAAAGAGTTGCAGTATTAATGATTTCTTTAGCCGTAAGTGGCGCGGCGGAAGTTTCATTGGCCTGTTGAGAACGACTACTTAAAAAAGCCTCTAAAGCCTCCGGGGTTGTAAGTATAATTGTAGATTTAATATCAAACATGACTTACCTCCTCTTGACTGATTTTAAGGTAAGCATCAATTGAACTTTGAGAGAACAGAACTTTCCGTCCTACTTTGATTGCTTTAATTTTTCCGGCTTTCCTCTCTTTCCACAAAAAGGTTCTGCTGCAACGGAGTGCCTTTTGAGTTTCAATTGTTGTATGGATTGCTCCCTGGGATGCAAGAAAATCAATATTTTTTTCCATAGTCACCTTTGTTTTTTTTCGTAATCCAAAGGTGACTATTGTAAAAAATAAAAAACCCTAAGAAACCTTAGAGTTAGGTAAAATAGGTAAAATAGGTTTTTAAAAAACTATTTTAGACCAAGAATACTTTTAAATTCCGTTATATAATTTGGGTTTGGCAAGGGTGCTTTTGGTAGGTATTCTCCTTGAGAATTTTCTTTAATATTAAGACCGGGAAATGTGTTATTCAATATTTTGAGTATTGCTAAACCAGGAGTTCTTGGATCAATAAAATTTTGATTTCTGCAAACCCAAATAAAAGCGCGCGCATGCGATTTAGTAAGTAGCCATTTCAATTCCCCGTCCGATTCTTCTAAAACGCAAGCTCGTTCAAAACCTGGGCTTTCTTCTTTCAATCTCTCTATAACTTTTTTGAAATGATTGAGGCCTTTTTCCCAAATCTCATTGTCACGAAGCGTGCATGAGTCATAATTTATTCTTTTCCTGACCTTCTTCTTTGCCGACGAATTGTTAATTGATTTAGAATTCTTTTGAATTAATTCTATTCTTGCATCAACAACAGCAAGGCTTTCTTTGATAGAATTGTATGTAATTCTAAAACGTTCCTCAATTTTATTTTGTAATCCTTCATTAATTATATATTTCTTACTATTGTTTTCTTCCACTTGAACTGAGGTTACAAAAGCTGATGTATCGGGTAGGGGGTCTTCTGCTTTATTAATGATATCGTATAACTGTTTAGAACTTTGAAGCAGATTAATTTTGAGGAATCCAAGATCGACCAAGGTCAGGTTTTCATCTCTCACTCTTTGATTAAATTCGCTATTAATGGTGTGCAAAAATTTGATATGAGAGTTATAGGATTTTTCACCGGATTTAATAATTGCACCAATAATAAACCCGGGTGTATTCCCAAGTGATTTTTCGTTCTCCATAAATTCACTCTCACTTTCCTGGCTTGAAACACCTGAAATAAATTTGAATTCTTTTATATCTTCCCATTGTTTAGCTACGTCCAACATAACATCTACTTATTTTAATAGTTAAATTAAACAGCCTTTAATTTATTTTCTTCCTTCAATCCTCCCCAGGCTTTAACCATTACAACCTTCTTGCGCTGCTCAGTAATTTTTACATACCGTTTAAAGCTCCTATAATCAGAATGACCGCTGGTACTCATTACCTCTTCTGCTGACATGCCCTTTTCAAGAGAAAGTGTACAAAACGTTTTACGGCCGGTATGAACGCCTATTAATTCATATTTTGGATAAGTAATTGCTTCACGATTTATACCTCTGAAACGTACAATTTCAATTTGTTCATCAATTCCAGCAAGTTTGCAGAGATCCTTTATGGCATAATTCATATTTTGATTAGATATAACCGGCAGAGGTTTCAGCATTGCTTCATATTTACTTAGGATTGATTTAGAATAAGAATTTAATGGTATTGTAAGGAAATCTCGTGTTTTCTTAACTGTGAGCTTTATTTCATCGTTTTTTATATGCTCCCTTTTTAATTGATTGAGATCAGAATACCTTAAACCAGTGGTGCATGCAAAACAAAAAACGTCTCTTACCTGGGCAAGTCTTTTATTTTCGGATAAGTCCATATTATAAAGGGTTTCAAATTCTTCATTTGTAAGTGCAATTACTTCCAGAGCTTCCCGCTTTATTTTAAAATCCTTGTACTGTCGGTAACAGCGACACCTTGCTGTTTTGCGTAATTGAGGAAAGTTTTTATCGTGCTAAGTTGCTTTGCTGCAGTTGTATTATTTAATCCCTTAATTACTTTACCGTTGCTGTCTGTTTTATCTTTATATAAATAATTCTGAAAAGATTGAAAGAAGTTGAAATCTATACTATCAAAAGTTACCTTCTTACCATTTGCTTTAGAATAATCCTGTAGATGTTTCTTAACAGATTTATAGACTGAAAGACTTGTCCTTGCTCGTATACCCTCATGTTCATCAATATACTTCTGCAT